ATGGAACAGTTAAAGTAAATATTGAAATTGAATACAAGGTAGAATAAAATATGAGTTTATTCACAAAATCTGAAATCAAAAAAACTGCTTCTATTAAAAAAGATCCTAATCTTTTAGCTTCAGATTGCATGAATTGTGGTCTTTATAAAAAAACAAATAATCCTAAAATAGAAGTATCAGGAGAAGGAAAAAAAGGCATTTTAATTGTAGGAGGATCTACTACTGACAAAGATGATGATTATGGTACAGCATTTGCCGGAGAAGATGGGGAACGTCTTTCAAAATACCTCAGTGATAATAAAATAGATTTTCATAAAGATTGTTGGAAAATAAAAGCAGTTAGATGCTTTAAAGAAAAACCTACTTATAAACATTTAAGAGCATGTTATCCTTTCATTGAAAAATTTATTCTTACAAAAAAACCTAAATTAGTTATTCTCCTTGGTTCAGATACAATTTCATCTTTTTATGGTGAAGATTTTAAAGATCGAGAATCTTTAAGATGGAGAGGAATCTGTATTCCAGATCAACATTTAAAATGTAACGTTGCACCTCTTTTTTCAATTGATCGACTGATTGACAATGATAAAGACAAAAATTTAAAACGATGTTTTGAACGTGATTTTAAATTTGCAATAGACAGCTTAAAAACGCCGTTTATTGAACAATCAAATCATGAATCATACGTCACTATGCTGACAGATTTTAACAAGCTTAAATCAACGTTAAATAAAGTTCTAAAAAAGAAACCTTTAATCACATATGATTATGAAGCTACAGGTTTAAAGCCTTTTAAAGAAGGACATAAAATAGTAACAATTTCATTTTCAGTAAGTGAAAAAAAGGCTTTTTCATTCCCTTATCAATACAGAGATTTTTGGACAATAAAAGAACAAAAGAAAATTCGATCTTTATGGAGAAAAATTCTTCAAGATCCTGAAATTAAAAAAGTAGCCCATAATTCCAAATTCGAAGAAATCTGGAGTGCTATTTTTTTCAACACAAGACATACTTGGCATTTTGATACATTAATGTGTGCCCATATTCTTGATAATAGACACGGATACACAGGTCTTAAATTTCAAGCATTTATTCAATTCGGAGTTAAACCTTATGACAAAGAAATCTCAAAATATTTAAAAACAACAGGAGAATTTAATAAAGTAGAAAAAGCTCCTTTAAAAGATTTATTACTCTATAATGGTTTAGATTGTATTTATACACATATGCTGTATAAAAAACAAATTGAAGAAATCACAAAACAAAGAGGTCTTTTAAGAGCGTATAATTTCTTTATGGAAGGTAATAAAGAAATGGCATCTTTGCAGTTAAATGGCTTCATGATGGATGTCAAACATTACCAAAAAACAAAGAAATTTTTACAAAGTAGAATCAAAAAAATTGAAAAAAGACTTCTTGAAGGACGTGAAGCAAGAGCATTTAAAAAGAAATACGGTAAAAAACTTCTTTTAACGTCAAATCAAGATTTAGGTAAATTATTTTATGATGTTCTTGGAAAAGATCCTATTTATACAAAAAAAGGTAATTATAAAACAGATAAAAAGACTCTTGAAAAATTAAATTTACCTTTTATCAAAAAACTCTTTGAAAAGAAAAAATATGAAAAAGCTCTTGGAACATATTTAGGTCAATTTGAAAGAGAAATTTGTAACAAATTAATTCATCCTTTCTATGATTTAATATTTCCACTTTCTTATAGGTCTTCATCAAGTAGACCTAATATGCAAAATCAACCAAAACGTGATGAAGAAATTAAAAAGTTAATTAGATTAGGTTTAATTCCACGTAAAAAGTCTGTTCTATCTGAAATTGATTTCTCAGGTTCAGAAGTAATAGCAAGTGCATCCTGTCATAAAGATCCAAATTTCATTGCATATCTATTGGATAAATCTACTGACATGCATAGAGATAATGCAACGGACTTGTTATTATTACCTCATGAAATGTTAGAAAGAAAAGATTACAGCAAAGAACAGAAAAAGAAAATTAAAAAAATTCGTTTCTATGCTAAAAATCTGTGGACATTTGCTCAGTTCTATGGAGATTGGTACGGCTCATGTGCTCCTAATTTTTGGGAAGTTGTTATTGAAGGTGGTTTAGAATTACCTGATGGAACAACATGTAAAGAATGGTTAGCAAGTCAAGGAATTTATGAATTAGGTGAATTTGAAAATGGCAGACCAACTCCTGGTTCATTTCTTGAACATTGTCAAAAAGTTGAAGATAAGATGTGGAATCAAAGATTCCCTGATTATACACAATGGAAAAAAGATATAGTTGAATTTTATCAAAAGTATGGTTATATAGAAAGTTTATTTGGATTTAAATTTACTGGATATATGACAAGAAATCAATGTACAAATTTTCCAGTTCAATCTGCAAGTTTTCATTTATTACTTTATACATTGATTGAAACACAAAAAATGATTAAAAGGTTGAAATTAAAAACTAAAGTAATAGGCCAGGTTCATGATTCTATTATTGCAAATGTTCCTGTTGCTGAAGTGAAAATTTATCATAAAGAAGTTCATAAAATTGTCCGAGGACTTAAAAAGAAATTTAAATGGTTAGTTGTTCCAATGGAAATAGAAGCTGAAATTTCAAAAACAAGAGAAGAAGGGGGTTCTTGGGCTGAAATGCAAGAAATTGATCCAGATAATGCAAAACTATGGCATTAATAAAAACCTATGAATAAGTGAATAAAAAATGATTGACATTTAAATGAAAATAAGCTATTATAAAAAGAAAAATAAAAGGAGTTAAAAATGGGAAAAACAATTTCAATTACTATTCCTCAGCCTCTTGAAAAAGAGTTACAGGAAGAAGCAAAAATCCAAGGTGTATCAAGAAGTAGATTCATTTGTAATATTTTAATGGCATGGAGTGAAAATAAAAAGAACCCAAAAAATCTTACACATGATATGCTTGATTCAAGGATAAGATAATATGAGTTTACAAGTTCTTTATCGCCCTAAATCTTTTAAAACATTTGCTGGAAATGAAGAAACTAAACAAAATCTTCAATCACTTCTTATAAGGGAAAATCCACCTTCTTCTTTTCTTATTGTAGGTCCAAGTGGATGTGGAAAAACAACTCTTGGTAGAATTATTGCAAAAGAGTTAGGTTGTAAGAAAAGTGATTATAAAGAAACCAATGCTGCAAGTGATAGAACATTGCCAGCAATTCGAAAAATCATTGATGATCTGCATTATACTCCAATGGATGGTAAGAAAAAAGTCATCTTAATGGATGAATGTTTTTCAGCAGATACTTTAATTTCTACTCCATTTGGGAAAAAAAAAATTGATTCTATTACTAAAAATGATAAAGTTTTTAATTTAAATGGAGTTGATTTTGTAGAAAAAATTTTTATTAATAAAGTACCTCTACAAAATGTTCTAAAAATTACTAAATCAGATGGAACATATACATTTTGTTCTAAAAATCATGAATATTATATTAACGGTCAATGGGTAAAAGCAAAAGAGTTGACAAAACGACTTCTTGTTAAGTATAATGATTCTATGTTAAACACAGAATTATTATTGAAAGGACAAGAAGATGATCAAAATCTGTCAATTTTGCAAAGAGGAATTTATAGCGAAGAAGAAAAACAGACAATTTTGTTCCAGAAGTTGTTCAACGAAATATCGGTATTCATTAAAACCGAAACAAACAAAGAAATGCAAATACTGTGGAATAGAATTTTATCCGAAAAAGAAAACACGAATATTTTGTTCCAACAAATGTTCAGCCTTTTATCGAGAATCTCAAAAAGAAAAACCAAAAATATTTATGATAAAATGCGAATATTGCAACAAATTGTTTGTGCCAAAGAGGAAAAAGAAAAAAGGATTTTGTTCTCGGAGTTGTATTTCAAAATGGGTACATACACAAGAAAATATTCGAAAAAAAATATATACTCCAGAACGAAACTTAAAAGTGAAAAAAAGCAGACAAAAATTTTTAAAAACAGAACAGGCAAAAATTTTAAATCAAAGATCCTCCGAAAGAATGAAAAAATACAATCCTTCTTTCGATCCGAAAAATTTAGAAAAAGCTCGTTCTACCAAACAATTGAACGGATCTTTACATGTATGGAAAGGAAAACGTGGTGGAAATGGACAATTAACAGTACCCCAGAAATTGCTTATGACTGCATTGGGATGGGAATCCGAGATTCCCATCAAAACAGCAGATCATTTGCCTTTAACACAACGCAGAGATTGGTGCAGAAAGAAAAAAGTACCAACTTGTTACAAAGTGGATATAGGCAATCAAAAATTGAAAATAGCAATAGAGGTAGATTCCAAACAACACAAAGTAACCAAAAACAAAAAGAAAGACAGAAAGAAAGAATCTCTGCTTCAATGGAAAGGGTGGAAAGTATTGAGATTTACCAACGAGGAAATAATGACGAATCTTTCCGAAGTATTATTGGAGATAAAGAAAGAAATCAAGGCTATGTAGAATTTTATGATTTACAAGTAAAAAATAATCATTCTTACATAGCAAACGGTAACATAGTACATAATTGCCACCAAATCCTTGGAGCAGCACAGGAGGCATTACTTAAAGCTCTTGAAGAACCTCCTTCTCATGTTCATTTCATTCTTTGTACAACAAATCCAGAAGCTCTAAAAGACACATTTAAAAGACGTTGCCATGTTTATGAGGTTAAATCCTTGAACAGTAATCAAATGATGCAACATTTGAAACGTATTTTAAAAAAAGAAAAAGTTAAAAATTTTAAAGAATCTATTCTTGAAAAAATTATTGAATTATCCAACGGTTCTCCTGGCATTGCTTTAAAATATCTTGATATGGTCATTGATATGACTGATGAAGATGAAGCAATTAACCTTTTAAAATCATCTGGTACTTCAGAAAAAGATGTTCTTGAACTTTGTCGAGTTCTGGTTGATTTTAAAGTAAATGCTAAAACAAGATGGGGACGAGCTAAAAGGATTCTTCAAAATTTAAGTGCAGATGCAGAATCAGCAAGAAGACCTATGCTTGGATATTTTAATAAATGTCTTTTGAATAACAATGAAGGTGATAATTTTGCTTTAATTATAGATGAGTTCAAAGACAGTTTTATGTATTCAGGAAAAGCTGGATTATCTTTAGCTTGTTATAAAGCAGTTTTTATGATTGAAGATTAATATATTATATGGATAAGAGTTATTCAATTATGATAGATAAAAATGAAATGCGTGATTTCAGGAGAGATATTTCCATTGACAAAGATAATTTAGAAGAGGAATGGATTTTACACGCTTCTTTGTACCTTCATTATTCCTGTCAATATTCTGAAGCATTTGATAACAAAGAAAAAGCGAAACAACATTTAGAATGGGTTGCAGCTAACTTAGATTTAGATATTCGAAAAAATTATAAAGAATATGGTTTTACATCTAAACCTGCTGAAAATGGAATTAAAAATCTTATTATAACGCATAAAAAATATCGAAAAGCCTTAAAAAAATTCAATAAAGCGAATGAAATATTCACAACTTTTACCGGAGTAAAAACAGCATTTGAACATAGAAAACATAGTCTAGGGAATCTTGTTGCTTTAAAAATTGGAGGTTTTTATTCTGAACCAAGAAATATTGTAAAAGATGTTAAAAAAATCCAATCTATTAAAGGTCAAGAAGAAAGAAAAAAAGAACTAAACAAAAAAATGAAAAAGAAGAAAGGAATTGTAACATGAACATGAACTTAGAAGCCCAAACTCAACAAGAATCTAAATTAAGTGAAAAATTTGCAGAAATGGATAAAGCATTAGAAAAAATTAGACGAAATTATGAAGAACTTTATTGTAGATTACAACCTTTTATAAATGATGGTAAATTAAAAACACCAGAAGGTAAAAAAGAAGAAATAGAAGAAATGACTTCTCCAGCAATTAATACATTATCTAATTTTATTAAAACAATAAAAGAAATGGATAAGGATTGTTCTAATCTTTTAAATTCATTAGAACTTTGATAAACATTTTCATAGACAAATTAATAAATTTGTGCTATGATTTTTAAATACTACAAAAGGATTTAGGGCGAATGGACCCAATTAACCAGTAAGTAGATAAAGGAGAGTATTATGTCGTTCAGGGATCGTATGAAAAAAAAGAAAGCAAGTTTAAAAGCCCGTCACAACACCCCGGCTAAAACAGGTGGTGCATTTCCAACAATTTTCGTTAAAAGCAGAATTCCAGAAGGTATTCAATTTTTTAGATGTACTGAAGGTGAGCATATCGTTGATATTTTACCTTGGGAAGTAGGTCCTGATATGCCTATGGACGAAACCGGAGAAAATCCTATTACAGATGAAGGTGATTTTGATTATGTTCTAGATCTTTTCGTTCATCAAAATGTAGGATCAATGAATCAACCGTATGTTTGTCCTTGGGAAAACTTTAGAAAACCTTGTCCGATTTGTGAATACATTAAAGCAAATCGTTTACCAAAAGAAGAATGGTCTCAAACCAGAGCAAAAAGACGTTCTATTTATTTAATCTGGAATAGAACAAATGCCGAAGAAGAAAAGAAAGGTGTTCAAATTTTTGATGCTGCTCATTTCTTCATGGAGGAAAAACTTGAAGAAATTGCCAAACTTCCAAGAGGTGGCGGATATATTACTTTTTCAGATCCTGATGAAGGTAAAAGTATTTGCTGGACAAGAAAAGGATCAGGTAAAGAAAACACTTCTTATATAGGTCATAAATTTGTAGATCGTGAAGCAAGAATTCCTGATCGTATTCTTGATCAAACTTTTTCTTTAGATCAAGTAATTGAAATGCATCCTTCTTATGAAGAAATTGATGCTGCTTTTAATGGTGCTCCTGCTAAAAAAGAAACCACATCTTCTAAAAAGAAAACCAAAAAATCTGTAAAGAAAAAATTAAAACCTAAAAAGACGAATAAAAAAAGCACTTCTGATGATATAGAAGATGATGATATTCCTTTCTAAGGAGTTAAATAATGGGAAAAATTAAAAAAATCAAACCTATTATTAAAACTGCTGAGTCTTTTGAAAATTTAATGGAAGAACCTGAAGAAGTTGTTGATCCTGATAATATAGATATTGATGAACTTGTACCAGTTGGATTAACAACTTGTCATCTTGAATGTTCAGGTCATTATCAAGGTGCTTTTAGAATAGGAACACTGATAAATCTTATCGGTGATAGTCATGCAGGTAAAACTTTAGTGGCTTTTACAGTTTTTGCAGAGTGTAATAAATTAAAAAAATTCGATAATTATAATTTTTATTACGATGATGTGGAAGCTGCAAATGAATTTAATCTTCCGAATTTATTTGGTTCTCAATGTGCTAATCGAATAGATCAAAGTATTCGGAGCTATACAATTGAAAGTTTCAATGATAATATTGCTCGTTTATTAGATGAAGGAGAACCTTTTATTTATGTTCTTGATTCTTTTGATGCTTTAACCAGCGAAGCAGTTATTGAAAAAGACATTGAAAATAGAAAAAAAAGGGAAAAAGGACAAGAAACTAAAGGTGATTATGGTGATGGTAAAGCTAAAATTTTCTCAAGATTTTGTTCAATGAGAATACGGGAATTAAGAGACACAGGATCTTTACTAATTATTATTTCTCAAACAAGAGATAATATAGGTTTTGGTGCTCAATTTACTCCGAAAACAAGATCAGGTGGAAAAGCACTTAAATTTTATGCTGCTTTTGAAATTTGGTTAGCTTGCCAGAAAAAAGAGAAAAAAGGTTCAAGAACTATCATAACAAATGTTCAAGGTAAAATAACGAAAAATAAATTAACTGGACATCATGGTGAATTTTATTTTCCAATTTTACGAGATTATGGTGTAGACAATATAATGTCTTGTATTAATTTTTTAATGGATGAAGGAGATTGGACAGGTTCTAAAAAATCAGTTAATACAAAAGGATTTTTAGAACCTGAAACTAAAAAAGTTAAAGGAAAAGAAACTTTAGTTCATCCTTCTATTAAAAAAATTATTGATTATATTGAAGAAGAAAATAAAGAAGTAGAATTATTTAAAATATGTGAAAAAACATATTATAAAATAATGAAAAGTTTAAAACCAGATCGTAAACCAAAATATTAATAAGGAATTAATCATGGCTAAAAAAACAAAGATTGCAGAAAAAAAGACAAGTAAAGTAATTTCTTTTAATCCTGATCCAAGAATTAGAGTATCTTTTTCAAGAACAGTACAAATCGGAGACGAATGGAATAAAGCAGAAGCTGGGATGGATATTAATATTGAATCTTTAGAAAATGCTTCTGATGAATTTGAAAAACTTTGGGAAATTGTAGGTCCTCAAATTGAAAATATTATACCTGATCTTAATGATATAGAAGATCCTGAAGATCCTGAAGATCCTGAAGATCCTGAAGATCCTGAAGAAGAAGATGAGGACGTAGAAGATCCTGACGAAGAGGACGATGAAGAAGATGAAGAAGATGAAGAGGATGAAGAAGATGAAGACGTAGAAGATCCTGACGAAGAGGACGATGAAGAAGATGAAGAGGATGAAGACGTAGAAGATCCTGAAGAAGAAGAAATTTCAGAAGATGATATAAATGATATGTCTAAACCAGAACTCATTGAACTTTGTAAAACAACAGAAGGACTTGAAGAAATTGATACTTCATTAAAAATTGGTTCTCTTAAAAAAGATATTATTGCTGCTTTATTCACTGAAGAAGAGGATGAAGATGCAGATGATTGGGAAAATACTGATTGGGATGAAGATTAGACCCTAAATATTAATACTTTAACATAACTGTCTAATTTTAGGGTGTTTGAAAAATAATTCAAACACCCTATTTTTTTAAAAGGTTTTAATTTATGCTTTATAACAAAATTCTTCTTTTTGATAATTCTGCTCTTATGCATGTACTAAAGCACTCAACTGACATTAAACGTTTAAAAAAGAACGAATTAGATACATATATCATCTTTAATTTTCTATTTCGCTTACAACTTCTTATGCGAAAAATTAAACCTTCTGTTTGTATCTTTGCAAGAGATTCAAGAACTTCAAAAAGACAAAAAATTTATCCTGAATATAAACAAAAACGAAAAACAAGAGAAAAATCCCAAAAAGAAATTGAACTTGATAGAATTGCTTATCCACAATTTACTGAAATTGAAGAAAAAGTTATACCTTTGTTAGGATATAAAAATATTTTTCAAACTAATGGATTAGAAGCTGATGATATAATTGCAAGTGTTTGTAAACATAACAAATCTTCTGATATTGTAATTGTTTCAAATGATGAGGATTTATATCAACTTCTCACAAATACCACTTGTATTTTAAATGCCAGATCAAATAAAGTTATTACTCGACAAAATTTTATTAAAAAATATGGAATTGAACCAAATGATTGGAAAAAGGTTAAGGCGGTAGGTGGATGTGTTTCCGATAATGTAGTAGGATTACCTGGAGTAGCAGAAAAAACTGTTATTAATTATTTATTAGGTAATCTTCCTGAACATTATAAAACACATCAAAAAATTAAAAGTAAAGAATATAATTCTGTAATCCTACGAAACAAAAAATTAGTGTGTTTACCTTTTAAAGGAACACCTGTTTATGAAATTGATTTTCAAAATGTTCCAACAAAAAAAGGAATTAAAAAAGTAGGTGAAAAATATAATTTTTTACCTATTAAAAAAGATTTTAAATTCTGGTGTAAAACTTTAAGAGGTTTTTAAATGAAAAATAAAAAAATAAAACCTAAAAAGAAACAACTAAAAACAAAAGATATTCCTAAAGTAAGAGAAAAGATTTTAAAAGATCAATGCGGATTATGTCCTATTTGTAAAAGAGAAATAAGTGATCCGTGTTTAGATCATCATCATAAAAAGAAAATAAAAGGTACTGGATTAATACGTGGAGTTCTTTGTAGATCCTGTAATGTTTTCATCGCAAAGGCTGAAAATAATTGTGTAAGATTCGGAATTAGTCAAATAGAATTACCTTCTATTCTAAGAAATTTTGCAGATTATTTAGAGCAAGAACATTATCCTTTAATACATCCATCTGAAAAACCAAAAGAAAAAAAATTAAGCAAACAGAATTTTAAAAAATTGACTAAATTATACAAAGAAAAATATCCTAAAAGAAAACCTTTAGAATATCCTAAATCAAAAAAACTGACAAAAAAATTAGCTCAGATATATAAAGAATTTAAATTTGAACCTACATTTTTAAAAGGTAAATAGAATGAATTTTACTGCAATTAAACGAATCGCAAAGCAATCTTTAACTGAAGACGGATACAATCTTTTCATTTATATCAATTCAAAACTTCCGAATATTTGGGATAGATATTCTTCGTCAACAATGAAATATCATAAAAGACCTGATGGTTCAGTTCCTACAATTGCTGAACATACTTTT